CAGCGTCAAAGTACATATTCTGTGCGCCAAAGTAGATAACCACATCGTCGTTAGCGTCCAGTGTAATATCTGAGCCAGAACCAGTAGCCTCAATAGTAACACTTGATGCTGTGCTAATGCCTGTAGCAGCTGGAAGTCCTGTCAATCCACTGCCATCGCCGCTGAAAGATGTAGCAGAGCAAGTTCCTGTTATTGTTACCCCACCACTACTTGTAATTAGTTTTGCAGTGCCGTCGTGGTACATATAACTAGAGCCGTTACGCTGGGCATACCACATCCACTCGTTGTCTATGTCATTGTAAATGCCAGTATTAGAGCCATCAGTCATAAACACAAACTGACCACCAATGCTATATCCTTCCCAACCGCCGTGCGCACCGCCATCAATCTGGATAGAGCCAAATTCACCAGAGACAGGCTGGAAGTAGCCGTTGCCTGTGTCGCCTAGACGTACACCTGTGGAGTTGACTGTAATTTCAGATGAACCAGCTGTGGCAAGGGTAATGGTATCTGTGCCAAAGCTGATGTAAGTGTCTGCATCACCGTTGTGTACTATACTACCAGCAATATACGCATTGTTTGCATAAATGTAGTCTGTAGCACTTAATCTATTGTGCGTAACATTTGATGTCGTCAGCAATGCTTGGTTTAAATAGCTGCTAAACTGATTGCCATCCCATAGGTCAGCATCTAGGCCAGAACCAGAGCCATCGTTGCCAGCATGCCAGACAGTGTTGTTACTAATCTGTACTCCATTTACACCGTTAGTTGCAACCAGATTTAGATTGCCACTAGAGCCTACTATATATCCCTGATTTGCCCAAGACGCATCTGTAAAATTAATCGTGTTATATATGTCCATATCATAGTAAACACGCAAGGCTTTTGAGGAACTCAATGTAGAGTTTATTACAATCGGGGCAGTAGTTTGTTTTGCGATACTATGAGTATATGCTGCGCCAGAGAGGTAGAGGTCTTTGAAGCGTTGAGAGGAACGGCCTAAATCAATGGCTCCATCACGACTTGCATTTGTAGATGTATTCCAAGGATGGACTGCATCATTGGCACCTGTAAACAAAAGTCCAGTATCACCGTTACCTACAGTTAAAGAATCACCACCCTGTGACCCAATACTCCCCACAGTGGTGCCGTCTTTGCGGAACTGCATAATCTCGCCGTCACCATTTTGACGATTAAAGTATGCCAATACAGTGTTGTTTGCTGACTGCTGATAAGTGCCAGAATTGCCAATAACAAATCCGTAATTATCGGCGCTGTTGTTGTATAGAGATGTACTTGTAGTCCCCACCAGCAAGTTACCGCTGCTGTCGATGCGCATGGCTTCTGACCAAGAAAGGGCAGCATCAGCAGTTCCAGAAGCGGCGTTATACCAAACATGTGTACCATCACCTATTGTGTATAAACTTGCTTCATCTGAATGAGTGTATTTCCACCCACCGTTATAGTAAGCGTTTTGAACCATGTGGAAGGCATAATCACCTTCACCCCACAATGCGTTTTCAGCATTACCAACATGTAGTGCTTTGCCTAATGACCACGTTTCTGGAGCAAACCCACCGATCCCAACATTACCGCTGCTGTCGATGCGCATGCGTTCTGAGCCGTTGGTTTCAAAATAAGCATTGTCTCCAACAGCACCTATGAAAACAGTATCGCCGCCTGTATCCTTAAAGTTAAGATACACTCCAGTAGAATTGCCTTCTAATCTAGCAACTGTTGTTGATCCATAAACATGAAGTTCAGCAGCAGGCGAACTCGTCCCAATGCCCAAGCTCTCAGTACTCGCATCCCAGAAGAACGATTGGCTGCTGCCTAGTGAATCGTAGAAGCTGATGTCTCTGTTTGGAGATATAACTAATGCTTTGCCTAAAACATCACCACTATCACGGGTTCTAAACCCATAACCTGTGCTTGCTCCAGTGCTATCAAAGATTAGGTCACTTCCACCCCCTCCAAAGTCTGAAATGAGTGTTGACCAAGATATCCCAGAATACGTTGTTGATCTTGCTAGTGTAATTTGGTTTGCACCCGATCCGCTATCCACAGTCAGCCCATCGCTGGTCAAAGTACCCGTGACATTGACATTGCCTACAATCTGGCCTGTTGTGCCATCGCTGTAAATCTGTAGGTCAGACCCTGCGCCGAAGATGGCTTTGTCGTTGTCGCCGAAGGTAGCATCACCTGCAAGTACAAGACCATCAGCCTGTACATTACCTGTTACATCAATACCGTAAGACTGTGTAGTAAATTTAGTAGAGTTGTTATGGTTTAGTGTTACAGAACCTGTGTCATCAAAAGATGCCATAGTAGCTGTACCTGCAGCATTACGAATAGATAAGTCTGCGGAGTCAATATAAAGATTACCTGTACCTGACTCTACAACATAAGAGTCTGTACCATCACTATAAACATCTAGTGTAGTACCAAAGGAAGCTTTATCATTAGTGCCAAACGTAATGTCTGCAGTAGTGGTCATACCTGCAAAAGTAGGGCTATCACTTGTACCTACAGCTTGACCAATAGCAATATCGTTAGCGTTAACTGTAACACCTGTACCTGCACCTACAGCAAATGTTGTACCTGTAAGTGTAAGTCCATCACCTGCAGTAAAGACAGCAGTGGCTGCAACCTGAGTAAACGTAATACCTGTAGTACCAAATGTAATAGTACCTTCAGTGTTCATTACGTATAGTTCACCTGCACCTGCATTACCTTCAAGCACAAAGAATGCATCACCCTGACCAAGGCTATCGGGGTCAGAGGGAGCATAACTATCTGCGTCTGTAGCACGTGTCAGTACCCAGTTAGTACTTGCAGAGCCTGTGTCAGTTACAGTGTAGACACCGTTCTCAAAAGCATTAGTTTGTTCATAGATAAGTACACGATCATTTAGGCTTAGTGTAACACCATCAATGCTCAATGCAGCTTGTGTACTATTGTTAGTAAGTGTAGCACCTACACCTGCAGTACCATTATCGTAAGTAGCACTAAGGTTACCCTCTTGCTCTACTCGTACAGGATCGTGATAATGCAAACCTGCTGCAGCAATAGTATCTACATACTCTTTAGTAGCTGCGTGTAATGCAGAGGTAGGGTCTTGGTTAAGTGTAAGATCACCTGATCCATCAAAGAACACAGACTTACCTGCAGGTTGTGTGATAAACACATCTGCTTCTGAAGTAAGGCTAACTGCACTACCTGAGTTAGAACTTGCTAATATTGTTGTTCGAGCTAGTGTAGTACCAGTAGCAGTAAAAGTACCTAAGCCTACTTCCCACTCACCTGTGCTAGTCTCAGAGATAGCATAGTAAGTTGTGTCTCCGTCAGACAATGCTGCAGAGAAAGACTGAAAACCATCAACTGCACCAGCAAGAGTAATCGTGCCTGTGCCTGTTGTGGTAGTAGTCTCTTTTACTCTATCTTTAACTACAAGAGCCATACTAAACCTTTAAGTATTAAGAAATAACGATAATAGCGTCTGTTGGTGTTACCGCTGGATCAGGGAACTCAATTACAAAGTCACCATTGGTAGATGTTTTAGTTCCACCGAAATCAATAACAGCTACTGCTTTATTAGCTGGTGTAGTTGCAGTGTTATAGATAATACAACCGTCTGCAGAAATAGACGAAGATGTCCAGTTAACATTAGCAAAGTCTACATATGCTATATCATTAGTGTTATCTACAGAGACAGTAACAGAGGTTAGAGACTCTCCACCCGAAGTATAACCCGTGCCAGAAGCTTCATCAGAGTTACCTGTTACATCAGAATAATTAGTAGTGTCTGCATCGTAAGTACCTGTTGGGGTATCTTTGATAAGTGCAACTTTAAGAGTGGAAGAGCCATTAATAGTATGCTCTCCATTTAAAATCTCTTGTTTAAAGCTGTTGCACAATGCTGTTGTGATAGCCATTTGTATATCCTTTATGATAGCACAAAGGGGCCAGCATTAGCCAGCCCCAAAGTTGTGCTTAGATTACGCAGCGTTATAACGTGCTGTGATAAGCGCCTCTGGACGTAGAATCTTACGACCATATAGGTGCATACCACGGACGATGTCTGCAAAGGAATCAGGGTCACGGTAGTTCTCAACTTTGTTGATTTGCTCCGCTGAAGCTACTGCTTCTTCCTGACCTGCTACGATAACACCGTAGTTGTCGTTCTGCGCTGTTGTACCAGATGTACCTGCGCCTGTACCTTTTGCTGGTAGGTTGTTAGACACATAAACACGGAAGCCGTGTAGGTTGTTCAACACCAAGCCATTCATTAGGCCAGTACCACCGAAGTCAGCGTTTAGTACACGTGAATCTTCGTCTTTCAGCATTTCCATGAATACTGGGTCTACAACGATCCAGCGTCCACGTGCATCAACGTTTGCTGTATCCATCTTACGAGCCATACGTGCTACGACTGTTAGAGGAGATACAGTTGTTGCTGACAATGCAGTTGCACCTGGTAGACGTGGTGCTAGAGGAACTGAGTCACCTGCTGTTGCTGTAGCAGCAATAGTCAAGTTACCGAAGTCAGTTGCGTCTAGGTGGTTCGCTGTTAGGAACTCGCCTGTTAGGTTACCTGCTGTGTCATGCTGTGCATCACCAGATGTTGCAGTTGAATACTCACCTGCTGATGTGTGGCCTGACAAGTACTGCATCACGTCTGTGTCCATTGCGTCTGCCATTTTATATGCAGCACGGTCAGCAGCTAGTGATACATAATCAACGTTTGCGAACTGATCTTCGATGTCATCCATTTTGAATGCGAAGTAGTTAGCTTTGTCGATTGTCAATGAGAAGTCTTCATCGTTAAGCTTCTCAACAGAAATAGCTGTGTGACGCTCAAGAGCGTTTACAGTTACGTCTGGTTCTTTTTGAATACGCACAACATCGCCTTGGTTAGCGATCTCACCGAAGTAAGAGTTGTTTGTGATTGCGTTTGTGACAGCAGATTTACGTAGAGCAATCTGTGCCTGTTTGGAGTAGATTACTGGAGACCAGTTACCGTCAAAACCCCCAGATGCGGAAGTAATAGCCATAGTTAGTTTCCTTTCATAGATATGGCGTGAAAAGTAACACTACATACCCACTGAAAGAGGCTCTTCATATTAGGGTAGTCAGCATTGCATATTAGGATGGCCGTCCTGTAATGCGCTGGGCCTATACTTTGAGGTAGTTCTTTGTTGTGGCTAGTGCTTAAAAAGCATACACACTTATTTTTTGTGTATATGCTATAGTTTTACTTATGACTATAACTTTGTCAAGCTATTTCTTTGTCATATCGTAAATAAACTTACCAGAGCGCTGGGCTTCCATGATTTCTTCCTGGCGCTTCTCGTATTCTTTAATAGACATCTTAGCTACCTGTGATTCACTTAAGTAGTTAGATGCATCACTACTATTTGGTGTAGTAGTACGTTTTGTTGTAATAGAAGATGCGGCACCTTTGTCTGAACCTTTATTACCTTTTGTTGTAATACCTTGATCTACTTTATACAAATCAATAACACGTGCTACAGACTTAGCATCATCTACATTCTCGTATAAAGCATCTTGTACCCATTTAGGTTGATTCTCTGCCCAGTTATGAAATGCATCATCTTTACGTAGCTCAGTAAAGTCAGGATGTAATGCTAGAAGTTCTGCTTCAGCTTTTTCACGTTTAGCTGTAGTACGTAGTTCTTCAATCTCTTTTAGTCGAGCATCAATATCAGAAGAACGTTCATCTGCTTTCTTAGCTGCAATAGCTTCTACGATACCAGCTACATCAGGGTATTTCTTAGCCCAAGCTTCAATCTCTTCATTTGACTTAGGAAGTACAAGCTCATTCTTAGTGGCTGCATCAAGTTGCTGCTCTAGCTTCTCAAACTTGATCTTCCACTCTTGTTCTTTCTCTTGAACGTGGCGGCGTAGATCACCATAGCGTTTCTTAAAGTTCTTTTCTTCAGCACTTAGCTCTGTGTCATTCGCTTCTTGTGCTTCGGCTTTAGTTGACTTTTCCTCTTCTTGTTTGCGTACACCCTCATCCTGAACTGAGGCGTTCTCAACTCTTTCGCTATTGGGTTCACTATCGGAGGCTTCTTCCTGCGTTTCATCTTCTTTTGCTATTCCAGCTTGCTTCATCAACTCACGTAACTCTTCTTCGTCACGTTGTACACGAGCAGCATTACGCATATGTGATGCAGAGTCAACCTGCACTTGTTCTACTTCAGCCATTTTATTACTCCTTATGTTGGGGCCAGCCGTAGCTGGGTAGCCTTATAGTTATATGGGTGTATGTATTATTTCTTTTTCTTACTTGGGCGTTTGATCATACCACCTTGTTTAAGTCCTGAGATTCCGTACTTTTCATCTAAAGCTGCACCGCCTGTCATGCCTGATGTTTCCGCTACTCCTGCAGCAGAGGATGTGTCAGTTATTGTAGTATCAACTTTAGGTGTCGGTTCTGATTTATTATTGTTGTTAGAGCCTCCAGGTGTTGTTGTAGGTGTATCATCACCTCCACCACCTGTACGACGAGCACCTGTACGACGAGCACCTCCAAATGACTCTCTTAATCCTGGCCCTTGCACACCAGACTCTCCGTCAAAACCTAATAGATCACCTAACCAAGTGTCACCGAATGAAGCGCCTGGTGTTTTGTCTGAGTCAATTAAGTTCTCATACAAGCCAGACTCACCGCCGAAGATAGAGCCTTGCTTTTGTAGATCGTGCTCAATACCTGCATCATCCATACGATCAATAATATCATTATATCGGGCCGCACTTACTGTGTTAACTAGAGCAGCTACTGGTAGACCTGCACTTGAAGCAATACCTGTAGCAATCTTGTTCATAGTAGATAACCCTTTAGCTGTCTCTAATAGTTTTTCTTCAGGGATTGCACTAACATCAAAGTCTTGTATAGGAGGTTGTGTAGGTGTGCTACCATCATCATCACGACCTACTGTTGTTTCTGTAGTTACAGCTACTTGTTCTGTAGTGTAACCTTCAGCTATCTTTTGATCATACAAATCTTGTTGTGTAGGTAATGTAAGCGTTAGTATATCACCATCAGGTCCATACAAAGTAACAGTAGTGTATTCTGTCATATCACTTGTATCTGTGAAACTAAACCCTGGCCCAAACTGATCTAACAAATCCTGAGTTGTATAAGTAGGTTGAGAGTAATCAACTTCACCGTCTTCTAAGCCACCTTCTTGGTAACCCTTTTGACCTTGTTGTTGATACATCATTTGCTGTTGCTGATAGGGATCATAAGGTGTTTGCTGTGGCGGTATGAAACCACCCATAGCTTCTCCAATAGAATCTAACTCTTTCATTTCTTCAGGTGTTAATTCTTCTGCTGAAACTTCAAATTTAACACCTACAGGCTCACCACCAATGCGGCCCTCTGCATCCATACGAGCTAGTTCCATCTTAGCTTGTGTACGTAAATCTTCAAAGAACTTTATGCCATAAAAACGAAGAACATCAGCAGGTACTACATACTCACCTTCACTTAATTGCGCTGGGATGTCATCACGTACTTCTTCAGGCAGAGAACCTGGTGGTACTTCATTTCCTGACACAGGGTCTACATCTGTACGGCTAGACTTAAATACAGCTTCTGTCTGTTGATCTTCATTTAACGCCATTAATCTTATCCCTCAAGTATTTTAGTCTACGTAATGCACGAATACCACCTTGCGTTTGATGTATCTCTATTACGTGTTCTGATTGCTCTAGTCTTTTGTGTAATTCTGCAATAGAAGAGTCTAACTCTTCACAGAATGCATCCCACTCAGCTTTATTGTTTACGAAAGTCTTAAGCGACATTACCACTGAATCCTTGTTCTCCTGGTGCAGGAGCTACGCCAGTACCTATGTTACCTCCACCTGCGCCTGTCTGATCTTGTACATCAGCACCTGCAGGAGCTTGTTGTGGAGCCTGACCTTCTGCAGGAACTGCTCCTTGAGGCGGTTGTTGTGGTTGCTGGAAGCCTTTCATGATCTCTGCTTGGATAGCAGCATCAGCCATAGAGTTAGTCACCTTGTCTGGGTCTAGGTCCATACTCTTAGCAATCTCACGTACAATGTAATCCATTTTAGCGAAAGGAGCTAGCATAGGGTTAGACGCTACTTGTAGGAACTGCATCAGGCGCTGGGAACGTACTTCATTAGCCATCAAGCTTTCAGTACCGTTAGCCTTAACCTCTAAGTCACCACGAATACTTTCATCGAAGTCAAACTGCATGTTGAACGCAAAGAAAGAGCGTCCCATGGGTGCAATTAGATAATCATCTACGTTCTTAACAACAGTTCTAATACTGCCATTAGCTGCAGACATAAGCATACTAATGCCAGAAGCGGTACGTCCCACTCCCGATACGCCTGTCTGTCCGTGTGCGAAGCTTGGGAATCCAGTACTTTCATCAGCGAGGACACGTGCTTTGTCAAATAACTGCATGTTCTCACCAGCCACATTGGGGAACTTAGTTCCAAATATAGCTTGACCAGGCGCTCCTCCTTGTCTACGGAACACCTTGCCTGGATACACCGATAAGTCTTGTCCTGGTACGAGGTTTGTTTCATCTATCTCAATTAGTAGGTTACCAGATAATACAGCATTGTCAACAGCCATTCGCATGAAACCGTTCATTAATGTTTGTGTATCATCCATATTCTCAGCAATACCTACACCAAAGAAGCTGTATGGGTTATGCTCGTATGGTACAGCATAGTAAGGAATGCGTGATGGTTTGAATGGGTTTAGTACACAGCGAATAACTTTACCGTTAACAATCCAGATATTAGCATTTACTTCGTGTAAGTTTTTTAATTCACGTGGTATTTTAATACCGTTATCTTCTAGGATGTCTGTGTCAACAAAACCCCAGAACTCAAGCACTTCCCAGCGCTCTGTATCTGCAGGAGATGTATCATCATCCTCCATCTTCATTTCCCAATGCTTACGCACATAATCTGAACCTAAAGCGATAGCATCTTCGATTGCATCGTCTATAAAGTAAGGACGCCCTTTTAAGCCACGCAACTGATTACGTGACATCTTATGTCTTTCAATTACGTACTCTGCATCATCCATAGACGAAGAAGCAGGATCAGGGTAGAAGTTCCATACAGATACATGGTTAGTAGATGGTACAGTCTTGATTAGCGGATCGTAATCACCGTCTTCATCCCAGTTAGGATATTCTTTATCTACAGCAAACGGACCTTTCATTACGCCTGTGCCAAGAAGAGCCATCTCAAAAGCCATAGAACGTAAATGCTTAGATGCACCGCTTTCTTGTAGCTGGTCATGAATCTTCTTTTCCATCTTCTTAGCTGCAATCATAGCAGGATGGAATGTAGCTGTACTAGGTGTAGTACCATCACCTTCAATAATCTTTTCAGAAACAGGTGCTACTTTATCTTCTACTGGACCTAAACGGCGCTGTAAGTCTGCTAAAGTCTCACCTGGTTTTAACTGTGTCTCTGGGCTAATTAGATAGGGTTTATTAGACTCTTGCTTAAACGGTTCACGAATAGCATCACCCGCTTGCTCTGCATTAGGGTCAAGATTAATGTGAACAGATTCTGCTACACCATCAGGTAGTACTGAAGGGTTAATAGTAAGAGGAAACTTATTGTTACCAAATAGTACATCAACAATCTGACCATAAGCAGCTAGTGTCTTAGTCTTTGTAACTTTAACAAAAACCTTAGACTTCTCGCTTGAAGTAAATTGTACATCAGGACCGTAGATACCACGATAGTTACGATACGCACGTAACCAACGTTCTTCATCAGATAGACGAGCATCTTCGGCACGTTTAAACCTGTCTTGAACAAAAGTTACAACACTGCTCAAGTTATCAAACAGCTTATCTTCTTGTTCTTCTGCAGCGACTACTTCGTCTGTCTCGAATGAAAGATCGTCTATTTCTGCCATTT